CGGTCGCCGCCGCCAGAGTCGTGGCCGACAGCAGCTGGACACTGTTGCCATTGAGCGCGGCCGCGGTGACGCGCTGGCCGGCGACGAACGGGACGAACGCCATAGGGTCCCCTCACAGAGCCAGGATCATCGGGGTGAACAGGCGAACATCGCCGCCGGCGGGCTGCGCCTTGACGATGCCGTTCACCGACCTCACCACCGTCACCAGCTGCGGCGTAGTGGTGCTGTTCACGGTGCTGTCGTCCACCATCGTCGCATTCGTGATCCAGAACGTGACCGATGACGGCGGCGTACTGCCCCACCTGAACCGCAGCACCGCACGCGACGCGCTCGCCGGCGCCGTCACATCCTGGCTCAGCAGCGTCCACGTGTTCGAGGACACCACTGTGGCGGACCCCAGCGACGAGGACAGGAACGCGTTGCTGGCGTCGTACCAGTCCGCCGCGGTGCGCACATCGCTCCACCCGGCCGGGCACCACACCCAGCAGTTCACGGTGTAGGTGTTCGCCGCGGTCACGGTCCCCACCGCACTGTGGTCGCTGTTCAACCCTCCCGACGCCGACACGCCGTCCGGCACCACCAGCGCCGAGGCGTAGTCCGGCGCGTACTGGAACGTGTTGTCCAGGCTCACCGTGCTTGCGGCGGCGTTCCAGCCGGTCAGGCCGGTGGCGAACAACGGATTCCCGTTGATCATGTTGCCGGGGCACGACGCGGTGATGCGCTCCCCGGCCAACTCCAGATCGAACGGGTAGTCGGTGACCTTCGCCGTCCACAGCGGGTTGGTGAGCGTGTCCGGGATCCCGGAAGTCAGCAGGTAAAGGCCCGTCTGGGTGGCGCTGGCCGCGAACGCCAGCGTGCTGCCGGCCGTGTCCGCCACCGACAGCACCGGATCCGCCAGCTTCGCCACCTGGTAGGGCTGGAACGGCACACAGGTGAACGTGATGACGTGCTCGAAACGGGTCAAAGTCTCCGAGCCGCCCACGACCAGCAGATCCAGCGGATCGGCCTGCGTCTGCGTGGGCGGATTCAGCACCTGGATACGGGAACCAGGCCGGGTGTTGATCACCTGGGAGCGCAGCGCCGCATTCGACGCGAACGAGCTGTGCGCCAGATTCACCGTGATCACCGGGTAGCGGGCCTGGTCCAAGGTACCCACGTGCAGCCGCCACCCGGCCTGGTCCGCCAACGTCGCATCACTCTGCACGTTGATCGTCTTGTCGCCCAGGTACTGGCCCACCCCCAGCGGCGGCGGCAGCACCGACAAGGTGCCCGTCGGCAGGAACTGCCGGGCACTGGACCCGTTCGTGCGGCTGATCGTGATGTCGTTCTTGGTGTACCGGTCATCGTCCACCGGCCTGGGGACCGCTGCCAGGTTGAACGCCGCATAATCCAGCACCAGCGCCACATTCGCGTTGTACACCGCCGTGCGCTCCCGGTAGCCGATCCCCAGACCCAGCCACCGGTCATACAAGCTCCCGCCGTCGGCATCCACACAGTCCTGCAGCAGCGTCAGCAGCGCCCCCGAATGCTGGGTACCCATCGCCACCGAGTCCCCGCCTACACCGACCCCCCCCGCGGCGACACCCGCCTGCGTGATCAGCCGGAACGCCCGCGCATCAGCGGTCTCACCGCTGTACGCGTTGATGTTGCTCAGCAGGTCGAAGATGTCGGAGAACACCGTCTGCACGGTCACGTGGCCAACCGACAGGCCGTTCGCGTTCGCGGACGGGGCCAGGTTGACCTGCTGGATACTGCCCATGGTCTGCCCGGTGGCCAGCGTCCCACTGTTGTAGTCACCCGCCGCAGCCTGCGGAACATACCTGCTCAGGAAGTACTTGATGGTGGTGCCCGACTGCGTCAGCTCGATACTGAACCGCATCTGCCGGCCGTCCACGGCGAAAGAGATCGCCCCGGTGTCACCGACGCTGGTGCCACCGTGGTCAAAGGCCCGCAGCCCGATCGCCCCGCCCGTGTTGTAGTACAACTCGAACGTGTGCGCGGTCCCGGTGCCCTTCATCTGCACCAGCGTCGACTTGTCCACCAGCGAGCCCGCCCCGGGGAAAGCCAACAGCACCCGCGTCTGCGAATAGCCCGTATAGGTGTACGTCCCCACCGACCCGCTGAACGACGCCCCGGCCGTCAGGGTCGGCAGCGGATCCGAGCAGTCGAACCCCGTGTACGTCGACAGCGTCGGCGCACCGACGATCGCCATCGCCGTACCACCCGAGATCGCCGACGCCATCTGCGTGGCACCCGAGCCGTCCTCCAGCGGCCAGTACGCCACCGGCGGATTGACCAGTGCGGCACTGGTGTAGCCCTGGTACATCGTGGACCGCAAAACCTGGTTGTTCTGCCCCAGCCGGCGCAGCACCGACGCCGCCTGCAGCTCCACCCAGATGTCGTTGCCCGTCGTGTCCCAGTTCTGAGGCCACGACGGCACTTCCCCCCAGAACCGCACGTTGCTCACGTTGCCGTCCGGCACCGACACCCGCAGCGGCGTATTGCGGCCGATCTTCCCGTACAACAGCGACAGCGGGTTCCGCGGACTGTACTGGGCGTTGCGGTTGTTCAGCATCAGCGTGCAGCTCGAGGGCTGCATGTTGGCGTTCTCGTCCGTCTGCCCATACGCCATGGCGATGTTCCCGGACGACCCCACCCTCACCGAGGACGTGATATCGGTCCAGTCGCCGTCGATGAGCAGCTCGACAGTGACCGGCTGCCCGCTGTTCTGCTCACCACTGGCCGCATACGGGCCCGGGACGTTCGCGGACCTGCGCATCCAGCCCATAGCCCGCGCAGCTACCGACATCGACCCACCTCCTCACCGCGGTACACAGTGCGCCCCCTGCCGGATCACTCGTCCCAGCACACCCACGTCAGCATGTTCACCGCGGCGCTGAACGTGACCCGCACCCGCAGGAACTTGCTGATCGCCACGATCGGCCGTTCGTCCGGCATCCACTGGTAGGTGTAAAAGTTGCCCTGCGCACCGTCGGACACGCCCTCGATCTCGACGGCGTCGAAGGTACGCACGGCCGTCGTCGATCCCTCTACCGTGGCCGTGTAGCCCGTGTTCGAGACCCCCAGCGTCATCAGCGACGCCGGCGCGTTCGGGTCCAGCGGCTGCACACCCGAGGCCACGTGCGCGGTGACGGTGGCAGCCACGTCGGTCTGGATCAGCTCGACGACACCCACACCGCTGGTGGCCGGCGCCGCATCGGTCGAATAGCCCCACGAGATCAGCTGGCACTGCCGGGTGGACGGGGTGCTGATCTGCAGCATCGTCTTCACAGCGGTGCCGGTGGTGACCTTCGCAATAGCGGCCGTGGTCTGCATAGGGGCGTTGAAGCACTTGTACCGGTGCAAGGTCAGCTCCTTCCGAGAGCGATCTGGACGTTTCCGCCGCGGATCCGGATAGCGTTGCGCAGGATCTCCACCAGCGCGTTGTCGAAGCTGCTGCCACCGGAATGGATCTCCAGGACGATAGTCTGCGCCCCGCCGCCCGCGCCGACCCCCGCCGCACCCGATGCGGCGAGCGCCCCCCGGCCGCTGGACAGCAGCCCCGAAGACAGCTTCTGCATCGCGGCGTGGGCCACCGGCGCGTTCCTCAGCGCACCCTCGGCGATACCCGGCGGCAGCCAGTGGCCGATCTCGGCAGCGGCCCTCTTGGACGGCGACCCGATACCCAGGAACGACTTCGCGGCCTTCAGTGCTCCGCTGGCGATGTTCTCCATGGTGCTGAACAGCGACCCGGCCGCACCCTCGACGCCGTTGATGATGCCGGAGATGATGTCGCCGCCGATGGACAGGAACTTGGAGCCGATCCCGGACACGGCCTTCCAGGCACTGTTGAACGCGCCACTGATCGCCGAGATGATCTTGCCGCCGATGCTGGTCAGGGTGTGCCAGGCACTCTCCATCGGCCCGGTCACGGCCGAGGCCACCGAGTGCCAGACCGAGGCCGCCACGCGCGAGATCCCGCGCCAGGCAGCACCCAGCCAACCGGAGATCGTCCCCCAAGCACTGACCAGCCAGCCCCAGACAGTCTCGATCGGCCGGATAATCGCCACCTGAATTGCGGACCAAGCAATCTTTGCCGCCGATTCCAGGAAATGCCAAATCGACACGAAAAATCCGCTGATATATCCCCACGCGGTTTCCGCGGCCGAAATGATCTGCTTGTGGAAATGATTCCAGATAGCGACCAGTACGCCGATCGGAAAGGCGAAGATGATGAGCAGCAGTGGCCACCATTTCTCGAAGAATTTCGCAATTCCGCCCCACACTGTGGACACGGTGCTGCTGATGGAGTGCCAGGTAGAGGCCAGGAAGCTACCCACCGCCTTGGCCGCGCCGACGATCCCGTTCCAGGCAGCTTGCAATCCCTTCCACACCAGCTCGGCGGCGAACACCAACAGCTTGAATTCCAGAATGATCAGGTCGATATACGTCATCACGATCGTCTTCACAACCTTGAAGACGTCGTTGATCACATCGCGGAAAACCGTGAAATGCATGTAGGCATAAACAATCCCGGCCACCAGCGCGGCAATAGCAATAGCCACCAGGACGATAGGGTCGGCGTCCATGGCCAGGTTGAACAGCCACACCGCGGCCGTCCACACCTTCGTCGCCACCGCCGCGATAGCCTGCACCGCCGCAATGGTCTTCATCGTCACCGAGTACACCACCAGCACGCCCATCAAAGCCGCCACCGCGGCCAGCACACCCAGGACCACGTCCTTGTGCGAGGACATCGCAGAAATGAGCGCGGTGACGATCGGAATGAGCTTGTTGCCCAGCTCGATCATCAGCGAGTCGAAGCTCGCAGTCAGCTGCTTGACCTGCTGCCCCAGCGTCTTCTGAACCTCGGCGAAGCCCTGGACCTTGCCCGCACTGTCCGCCGTCGCCCCACCCACGGCCCTGATCGTCGCCGAGGTCGCGGCGAAGTTCTCCCCCACCGTGGACAGCGCGGCGTTCGCGCCCGGCGCCGTACCCATCAGCTGCTTCAACGCCGCGGCGAACGCCGGGGTGCCTTCCTTGCCGGCCTTCTCCGCCGCCTTCGACAAGAACTCCATGGCGTCGGTCAGCCCGTTGGGGCCCTTCATCTTCTCCCGCAGCTGCGCCGTGGTCACCCCGAACTCGGCGAAGGCCTTCTGCATCGGCTTCGTCGGGTTCAGCAGCGACCGCAGGGCCTGCGCCAGGTTCGAGGCCGCCCGCGATGCGGTGAAGCCGTGGTTGGTCATGTTCGCCAGCGCGGCCATGACGTCGTTCATGCTGATGCCGGCCGCCGACGCCGCAGGCACGATGTTCGCAAAAGCCCCGCTGAAGTCCTGCAGGTTGGTCTTGCCGTGGGAAATCGCCGCGACCATCTTCGACGTCACATCCGCCGCCGACGACGCCTTCAGGTGGTAGTCCACGAGGATGTCCGTCAGGGCCTTGGCGACCGTCGTGGTGTCCGCGCCTTCGGCCGCCGCACCCTGCGCCGCGGCCTTCAGCACCGTCAGGCCGTCCGCCGCATGGAACCCGGCCGCCTCGACGTAGTACATGGCCTTGGACAGCTCCTCGGCCTTCACCCCGACCTGGCCGGCCATGTCGAGCATGCCCTTGCGGACCATGTCGATGTTCTTCGTGCTCTCGCCCGCCGAAGTGATCAGACGCGTGGTGGAGGACTGGAACGTGGCGGCCATCTTCACCGACGCCACCGCGATACCGACCAGGGCCTCGGAGCTGACCGTCGCCATCTTGCCCATGACCCCGCCAAGGCCCCGGGCACCGGCCGTGGCCTCATCCAGGGCCGGCCGGGACAGGTTCTTGCCCGTCACCAGAATCTCAACGATATCCATCGGCTTCGGGCCTCCTCCCCATCTCCTCGATCTTCAGCAGCCTGATCAGATCCGCGTCCTCCTCGTACAGCTGGCTGGGCAGGCACCCGAACCGCTCACACGTCGCGAGAATGAAGTTCGCCCGCGTCAGCTCGCCAGGCTCGACGACAAGGTCTCCATCGGCAGTGACGCCTCCAGGGCATTCACGCCACTGGTCGAGCCGGGCTCCAAAGGGGCGGCGACCCCGGCGATAGCCTCGGTCCACGCCTCGACGATCTGCATCAGGAAGTCGATCTCCTGGTCCAGCAGGCCCTCGACGGTGATCGGGACCGGGACGTCGTCGTCGTCCTCCAGATTCCACGAGATCATCGCCCCGGCGACCATCTCCACCATCTTGCGGATCATGGCCGGGTCCACGGACGAATCGTCGCCCGTGCCGCCCTTGGCCACAGCGATCGCCGATTTGGCGGCCGTCGCCATCTCCTGGATCTCCAGGATCCGGCCCGTGGACACCGACCGCATCACGACCTCGAGGCCGTCCAGGTCGGAGTCGACGAACTTCAGCCGGTATGCCTTGTTCTTGCGCTTGAAGCCCATGGCGCTACTCCTCGGGGGTCAGGACCAGGTGGGGACGGTGCCGTCGGCGAGGACGCCGGGCGCGCTCCAGGTGAGCTCGCCGCCGGTCGCGCGCGTGAGGGCGTAGTCGGTGTAGAGGCACTCGTTGGGCAGTGTGGCCGCGTTCACGACCAGCGTCGTGGTGCGGAGCGTGGTGGCTGTCTGGGTGCTGATGGTGGAGAACACGGTGTGCGACAGGGCGGCGTTGAAGACCCCGTTGAGGGTGATCGAGAAGTCCGCGAGGAGCATGATCCGCTCGTGCGCGGACTTGTCGACGCCGGTGGTGTCCTGGACGGCGCGGGGGGTGGAGAAGGTGAGGTTGGTGACGTCGTTCTTGATCGCTGTCGCGGTGGTGCCGTCGGCCAGGTCCACGCTGAGCGTGGTCCAGCCGATACCAGTGGCCTTCGCCATGATCCACTTCCTTTCGGTTGGTGCCGACGGTCACCCGTCAGCCGCGTTCGGCCTCGGTCGCGAGCTTGTCCTGGTGCTCTGCGAAGTCGTCCTGCCAGTCCGCCGCCCTGGTGTGCTGCCGCACCTCGGTACCGCGCGGATTGCCCCGGTGGTCTCCGTCGCGCACCAGGAACAGCTCGGGGCGCTCGACGCGGGTGCGGTGCGCACTGGCCTGGAAGCACGGCTGCCCGGCCTCGAACACCAGCCAGTTCTCGTGCTCGGACACCCGCAGCCACTGGAACCGGCGCCCGGCGTTCGTCGCCGTGTGGATCATCTGCTCGTCCAGGACGTCGGCGCGGATCTTCCAGCCCATGCGCCAGTTCGGGCAGTCGACCTCCTCGCACGTCGCCGGCCGGAAGTGACTGCTCAGCGGCGCGAGGATCTGGTAGCTCTTGTACGCCTCCGGGCCCGCCATCGGATCGATGCGGAACGGCTGGTGCATCACGGGAGCCTCCAGGCTGCGGTGTTCTTGGTGATGACCGCCGAGAAGGTGATCGAGGTGAAGCCCGCGCTGGTCGTAGTAGTCGCCCGGATGTACTGCCGCACGGTGGCCGTGGCCGAGGCCGTGGCCAGCCGCTGGGTGGTGTTGGCGGCGGTGGTGGCGGCGAAGACCAGGCCGGTCACGTCGGCGAAGCTGGAGTTGTCGGCGCTGTCCTGGATGTGGACGGTGCAGTCCGTGCCGGTGAAGGCGGTGACCTGCAGGTAGGCGATGGCGCCGAACGACGCCGACGCGGTCGTGTTGATCGAGGTGCCGTTGGTGGCCGTGGTGTCGGTGCGCAGCCCCGCGGTGAGCTGCAGGCCCCAGTCCTGGCCGAACGCGTTGGACTGCGCGTCGACGGCGAACGTCAGGGCCCCGTCGGTGGCGCGCGTGCCGTCGTAGTCGATCTGCTTGGCGACCATGCACGCCGCCGGGGCGCCCAGTGTGGTGCCGCGCAGGTAGCTCGTCATCACGTCGGTGCGCGGCAGCAGGCTCAGCACGTCGTGCGCGCCGCCGCCGCTGATCGGGATCTTGTTGAAGTAGGACACGAACTTCAGCATCCCGTCGCGCTCGCCGTACTGCCGCTCATGGGCGGACTTGTTGATGCCCGTCAGGTCCAGGACGGCCATCGGGGTGCTGATGCCGGACAGCGAATTCGTGTCCCCGGACAGGTCGAAGCCGCCTACCAGGAAGTTGTCCCCCAACCCGCTACTCTTGGCCACTGCTCACGCCACCTCATCCCACTGGTCATTCAAGATCATAGGCAAGTTGATGTCGATGATGCGG